GATCTGCTAACACTAAAGCAAGACATGCTGAAGTAGTAGCAATGGATCTTTCTCACAGCAATGTGTCTGCTACTTTAACTGATTACTATGCAGCTGATTACGTTGACAAGTTAGACGAGTTAAAGGTAAACATTGACGAAAGACAAGTGGTTGCACAATCTGCAGCTTACGCTTTAGGTAGAAAAACTGATAGCGTAATTACTAGCATTATGGAAAATGCAACAGCACTTGCTAATAACTCATCAGGTACAGGTACTGGAATGAACCTAGGAAAAGCTCAAGCTATGATGGAACTTTTCAATACTAATGACGTACCAGATGATCAACAAAGATACTGGGTAGTAGGACCAAAACAATGGTCTGATCTAATCAACCTAGATCAATTCTCTAGAGTAGAGTATGTAGGCGAAGGTGAGCTTCCATATGCTGGAGGAATGACTGCTAAAAGATGGTTAGGATTCTTATGGTTTGTACACAGTGGACTAGAAACTTCTGGTTCAACTGATAGACATACTGTAGCTTTCCACAAATCATCAATCGGTATGGGAATTGGTTCTGACGTTAAAACTGAAGTAAACTATATACCAGAAAAAGTATCACACTTAATTACATCTATGCTTTCTATAGGTGGTGTATTAATTGATTCTGATGGTATTAGAATACAGAAGTGTGCAGAGTAATAATTAAGGAGAATATAATATGGCATACGCAACTGACAATCCAATCAAAAAGGTAGCTCAGATGGGTGGCAACTCTCTTTGGTTTTACACTGACGGAGATGCAACTTCATCTATAGTAGCTAGTGGTTATTTTAACAGTGCTTACGCTGAGCTTAAACAAGGTGATATGATCCTTGTTGCTGCTGGTGTAGGTGGTACTATGGAATCTGATTTACTTGTAGTAAGTTCAGCTTCTGGTGCAACTACTGTAACAACTGCTAAATTAGCATAAGGCTAATTCGATTTGGGGGAGAAATCCCCCAAGTCATTTTTTTTATTATTATGGCAACAACAAATATAGACATATGTGCGAGAGCTTTGGTAATGATAGGTGCACAACCTATTACATCTTTTTCTGATGGAAGCACAGAAGCATTAGTTGCCAGTAACATTTACGAAGATATTACAAAAGCTGCTCTTACTAGATGTAGATGGAGATTTTCTACAACTCAAAAAGCATTATCATTATTAGCAGCAGCTCCTACTGGAAGATATGATTATGGTTATCAAATACCAACTAATCCAGAAGTTTTACAAATAAATACAATTACAGTTAATGATATTGTAATTCCTTATTCAAGATACAAAGATTATATTTATGTTAATGGCTATGGTTCTAATAGCACATTAATTATGGATTACATCTACAGAGTAGATGAAGCATACTTTCCACCACATTTTGTTCTTGCTTTAGAATATGAATTAGCATCTATATTTGCAGGTTCTGTTGCTAGAGATTCTGCTATGATTAGACAATTTAAAGAATTAGCTGAAAGACAATTTTTAGTTGCTAAAAATATTGATGCACAAGAAACAACTACTAAAGTCTTAGATTCTAATAGATTTATTAATCTTAGAAGATCTACTAGAACGGATGTATAATGGGAAGAACATTAAAAACTGTTATAACGAACTTTTCGTCTGGTGAACTTAATCCATTATTAGCAACAAGAACTGATGTACCATCTTATTTTCAAGGTGCTAAACAATGTAGAAACTTTGCATTATTAGCTGAAGGTGGTTTAATGAGAAGACCAGGTACTTCTTATCTTGCAACATTACCTGCAGAATCTAGAATTATTCCTTTTGTTTTTTCTGATGATGAAATAGCTATTATTGTTTTATCTAATCAAAGAATGGATGTTTATAATATAAGTGGTACAGCATTAACAAGTAATTATACAACTAATGCAAATTGGACTACAGCTCAATTGTTTGAATTAAACTTTGCACAATTTGGTGACACTATTTTTATAACACATAGAGATAATGCAATAAGAGAAATATTTAGAGAATCTGCAACATCATTTATTATTAGAGTATTTACATTTGATGAAGATACAAGTGTAACTATTAGTGGTGTAAATAAAAGTTTACAACCATTTTATAGATATGCAGATAGACTTATTGATGTAACTTTATCTTCTCATGCAACAGGAACAGGTAGAACTGTTACTGCAAGTAGTAGTACATTTACAAGTAATCAAGTTGGTGATTATATTTTAATAAATGGCAAACAAGGTAAAATTACAGGATTTACTTCTGGAACAGAAGTTACTATTACAATTATTGAAGACATGGTTACAACTGGCCCTCATCTTGAATGGAAAGAACAAACAGTATCTACTAAACGTGGATTTCCACAAGCAGTAACTTTTCACCATAATAGATTATGGTTAGCTGGTTTAAAATCAAGACCTGCAGGTATACTTGCATCTCATATTGGAGATTATTTTAATTTTAGTTTAGGTACTGGATTAGACTCGGAAGCTCTAGACTCTGATATTACAGGTGATTCAGTAAACGAAATAAGACACATGTTATCTGGTAAAGACTTACAAGTTTTTACTGATGGTGGTGAATATTATATTCCAGACTCTACTGATAATACTATTACACCTTCTAACATAAGCATATTAAGACAAACACCATATGGTATATCTAGAACAGCACCACATATGTTTGACCAAGCTACAGGTTTTGTTCAAAAAAATGGTAAAGCTGTTAGAGAGTTTGTTTATTCTGATTTAGAAGATGGATATAAATCTACTGCTGTATCTATTCTTGCACAACATTTAATTGACTCACCAAAAGAAATTGCAATTATGAAAGGTAATTTAACTAGACCTGAACAATATGCATTTTTTTTAAATAGTGGATCTACACATAATGGTAAACTTGCTTTATTTCATTCTGTTAGAGATGAAAAAATTGCAGGTTGGGGATTATGGTCTACAAGAGAAAATGATTTCTTTCAATCTATTGCATCATTAAATGAAAACTTAGTAGTTATTTGTAAAAGATCTTTAAATAGTTCTACTGTATATACATTAGAAAAATTTGCAGATGATGATACTGAAACATTAGATTGCCAAACTACTTCTACATTAAATCAAAGAGGAACACCTCTTGTGGATGGTGGATCTCAATCTGGAAATGTTTTAGTAGTTGATGGATTAACTTCAGATCCTGTAGTAAATGAATCTTTTACAATTGCTGGTAATGCAACAGAATATACTATTCAATCATTAGTTAATAATGGTAGTGGAGAATATTCTTTAACACTTAATAAAAATTTAGCAGCAACTCCAGCAGATAATGCAGTAATTACTTTTACAGCAGGTTTTTTACACGATGTTAATGGTATATATACGAATGAATCTGTAAATATTATTGATGGTAATAGTTCAATTGGATCATTTACAGTATCTGGTACAGATCAAATAACTTTGACAAATGCACCAAAAGCTACTGGACTTAAAGTTGGTTTTAATTATATTCCAATAATTGAAACTATGCCAATAGATAAAGAATTACCAGAAGGGCCATTAACTGGTCTACCAAGAAGAATCTCAAGAGCCATCGTGGATCTTAACACTACCCTTGATATGACAATCAAAGCAGCAGACAGCACCTCTAAAGCTTTAGTTATTCAACAAGTTAATTTTCAAGGTGGCTCTGACCTAACACCAGTAACAGATAAAAAAGAATTTTTCTTTTTAGGATATAGTAAAAGTCCAACAGTAACTTTAAGCCAAGATGATCCTTTACCAATTAAAATCTTGGGAATGTCAGTGGAGGTAGTTTTTGCATGAGTGCTGATCCAGTAACTATGTTTGTAGTAACTGCTGCTAAAACAGTTTACGACATTAAAGAATCTAAAAAACAAGCTAAGATAGAAGCTGAAAGATATGAAGCTCAAAAAAAAGCTGCTGAAGATATTGCTAGACAAGAAGCTGACGAAAGACGAGAAACTTACAGAGCTACAATTGCTGCTAATAAAGCAACACAAGCAGGTTCTGGTTTTTCAATGGATAGTAGATCATTTTTAAATATACAAAAAGATGTAACAAAAACATTTGAAAAAGATCTTGCTACAATAAGATTAAATGTTGGAACTCAAGTTGGTGATATTGGTTATGCACAAGATATAGCTGCATCTCAAAGACGTAAAGAACAATTTGGTGGATGGGCAAGTATAGCTAGTGCAGGTTATGAATATAAAGCTAAAAAAGATTTATACGAAAGTTAATTATGGCATTAAAAAAAGATAGATCACAAGTTAAAATAGAAGCACCTAGTGGTAATGTACCATATGTTCCTGCTCAAAGTTATTTGAGTATTGGTGTAGATGCATTTAAACCTACATTAGATAGATTACAAAGAGAAGCAGATCAAACTGCTCAAGCTAATTTTTTTCAAGATTTTCAAATAAAAACTAGAGATCAATTTGAAAAATTTAGAAATGATTTTTCTATGGATCCAGATAAAATGAAAGCAGCTGCTGACACATATTCTAAAACTTTATTAGATTCTGTACCTGCAGCATATAAAATACAAGCTAATGCAATGCTATCTGCATATAGTCAAAACTCTATTATATTTGCATCAGGTAATAAAAGAAAATTTGATGATAATAAATTATTTGCTGACAGAGATACTAAATGGAAAAACTGGAATAGTGAAGCAGAATTTTCTATGCGTAATTTTAATGAAACTGAAATAGATTTAGCAATACCAGCTATTAATAAAGAATTTTTAAATAGTGTTTTACAAATAAATGAATTAGCTCATGAAGATTATGAAAATTTAGTTGCTTTAGGTAAAATTAAAGAAAAAGATCATATTGCTAATATTAATAATCAAACTGAAGCATTAGTTGTTTCTAGAGGATTTCATATAATGAAAACTCTTTATAATAATGGTCAAGAAGTACAAGCATTGAACTGGTTAAATGATTTTATGAATGACAAAGATCAGTATGATGCAATGATAGATAGTGATATGGAAAACAATCCTATGTATAAAGTTATAAGAACTTTGTATGAAGATGATGATGATAGAATGAGAATAGGTAATGATATTCTAAAAAAATATAAAGCTTTTCATAGAGATGCTATTTTTGGTAAAACAAAAAAACCAGATATAGATTTTGATATGTTAAAAGAACCTGGAAACATTTTAGCAATAGAAAATTTTAAAGGTGGTGATGTTAGTATGAATGAAATACTAGATCAAATACCTGTAGATATTGGTTCTACAAAATACAGAGAGTTAGTTAAATATGTTGCAAATGCAAATAGAGTACAATCTATTGTTTCTAAAACAATGCAAAATCCAGAAATAATATATAATTTTGAATCTGATGAAGATAGAGAAATGTGGGCTAAAGCAGTATTAGCTAATAATGGTATTAACAAAGTACAATACTCTAGTCTTAATAGTGATAGCTTTAAAATAGCTATGAATATATTTGCAGGTCAAGATTATTTTCCAGATGAAGTTAGAAAATATTTAACACTAAGTGATGCTGGATCATTTAAAGATGAAGGCTCATTAACAAATCTTATGGAAAAATCTTTAATGTATCAATATTTAAGTAATGAAGAATTATTTCCAAATGTAGAATATAATCATTTATTTCAAAAAGCCTTAGATAGTGGTGCTGTAAATAGCATAGCAAATGGAGATTTTAATAGAGCAAGTTCTATTTTAGAATCATTACAAAGTGAAAATTATGATAAAAAACTAGCAAATATAACAGCTCAATATGATGGTAATAATGCAAGTTTTGAATACATGTTTAATGCTCAACTTAAATCACCAAATGCTTTTTTAAAATTTTTTCAAGATAAAAAAGATCCATTACATGACAATTTGTTTGCTGCTGGAGATCAAACTACTTGGTTAGCTTGGGAACCAAAAGAAATTATACCACCTAATGCAATGGCTCAATTAAAAGGTATGTGGATTGAAGAAATGACAGCTATGACTACTGGAGAAAATCCAGATATATGGTCAAAAGAAAATAGTCATTTAAGATCAAAAGCATTTAATAGAGTTATGAAAAGAATGGAAGATGAAGGTTGGGGTGTTGAAACAAATACTATGGATGGTAAAGCTAAACTTGTTAAAAATCCATTTTGGAAAACATATGGTACTTTAGATAACAATGATGTTTATGCTGCTATTAAAGAAGATTTTACATTATTAAATAATAACGAAAAGCTTTCTAAATATGGTACAAATAAATGGGAAGAAGTAGAAGGTTATTTTAGACAATATGCTGATAACAAAGATGGCTTAGTTAAAATATCTGTTGATAGACAAAACTATAAAGATAAATCTGGTAAACATGCATATAAATTAACTATGCATATTGGAGATGATATGATTACTTTAGATAAAAATTTTACTCCTGCTGCATGGACTAATTTAGTAGATAAAGATGTACCATCAAGTAATGCACAATTAATTAATCATACAACTAATCAAATATTTGAAGATTTTAAAAAAACAAGTTGGTATGATAAATTACCAGAAGATAAACAACATTGGACTAAAAGAGCAATATATTCTGTAATTAGAAATGGTATTAAATTATCTGATTATAGATTTTATCCAGATATACCAGGTATAGATGATGTTCCTGCAGAAGTAAGACCTTTTGCTTGGATAGCTAAAACACTTGGTTTTGATGGTGATCTTAGAGAAATAAGAACTGAATTACAAATGGCAGCAACTACTGCAAATAATAATTTATCTTATCAAAAGAAAATAAATAATAATAGAGATTTATCAGATGCAGAAAAAGTTACTGAATCTTTATTACCACCTGAAGAAACTGTAATGACAGAAAATGCAATGAGTTTAAATTTTAAACAATGGGCATTAGATAATTATGAAAATCAAGAATTAAGATTAACACATAGAACAAACAACTGGACTGCTGTATCATCTTCTGGTTGGGATGGTGAAATAGATTTAAACTACAAAAGAGATAGTAGACATTTTGCAGTTTTTGCTCATCCTAAAGATAGTATTAGAGCTGCAGTTAAATCAATATTAAATCATTCTACATTAACCAATGCTATTAACAATGTAGATAAAAGATATGGATCTACTCCTACATATGATGAAATATTTAAAATGTATGCAGAAGATAATGAAAGCTATTTAAGAGCTTTAGAATCTAAAACTAATTTTGATCGTAATGATACTGTAGATATAATGAATAATAATCAATTACATTCTTTACTTAAATTTATTGTACAACATGAAATGGGTAGAGAATATTACTTTGAAAAATTTGGTAAACAAAATCAATATGTAAACTCTGTAATTTTTAAAGGTATAAATGAAGCTATTAATTCATACAACGGTGAATTAGGTAAATTATAATGGCAGTTTTTTTTCCTCAACCAATAACTCCTACAGATTTACAAGCTAAAGAAAAAGAACCAGTAAAGTTTAGTTTAACAGATGCTTGGGATGGTTTTAAACAAGAAAACCTTACTGCAATGGCAGTACAAAAAATGTTAGATAATTCTGATTTTCCAGAAGAAGAAAATTATAATCCATCACAAGATCCACAATTAAAAGGTTATGATGATTTTATGCATCATTTTTATTTTAGTCAAAGTAGTGCAGAAACAAGTGCATTAATTAAAAAACTACAAGCACATCAAGATACTAATTATGCATCTCCTTGGTATTATGTTGGTAGAATGTCAGGTGCATTATTAGATCCTTCTACATTATTGTTTTTTACTAAGTTTGGACAAGCAGCTAAAATCGCTGGATCTGCATTAGTAGCAGAAGAAGTTGCAAAACAAAATATAGATCCTATGAGAGATGACAGTTATTTAGGAGCTGTTGCTGCCTATGGTTATACTGTACCTTTTTTATTAAATAAATTATCTAGTCCAACACCAATAAGTGTACAAAAAAAAATTAAAGAATATGATGACAAATGGATTAGCAATCAAACTGTAAAAGATACAGATATTGCTATTGATGGTACATTTGTTAAATCAAATAAATTAGATCCAAATCCTACATCTGTTGGTGCTGAAGGTGTATCAAAACCTATAAGACAAACAGCTAAACAAAAAATGGAAGGAGAAGGATTTATAAAATCTAATTTAAATATTTTTGGTGAAGATGGGCCATGGACTCCTGTATTTAGAGTTATAAAACAAAAAACTTCTTTAACTGCTAAAAGTATTATGGGTGATCTTTTAGATACACCTTTATTAAAAATAAAAAATACTAAAGAATGGGGATTTCAATCTACAGGTAAATCTATTGAAACA